TGCTGAGTAGCAGACTGAGACGGGGCTTGAACAACAGTTGTAGTCGGTTTACCCATTAGCGTAACCTTTTAATTAAAGTAATGTTGGAGAACTGATAGCCGATACCGCTAAGTACCTTTTCCCAACCTTTACGACCCTGAATCTCTACGAAAGCAAATCCTCGATCTTTGTAGAACTCTTCAGCCGCTTTACAAATATCTTGGAACTCAAACTCACCCGCCAGAGCCTCTACAAATACCCCTGTATCACTTGGGTAACTTGCGACCCCTACCACCATACACCCTACAATTTTACCAGCATTGTCCACAGAAAGCCACAAATCGGACTTCTTGCTCTTAATCTTTTGGATTAGGTCTGGGGCTGTAACAATGGTTGTTCCAGACTTAAAAACAGCTTGCTCGATAAACCCTGCACATTGGTCAACCTTATCTACTGTTTCAGGATGGTCCAAATTACAGAGTTTATAGCTTAACCCACGCTCCGGATGAGTCGTAGTAATAAATTCCTTCTCCGCTTCCTGGGTCCCAATCTGTTCCATCTGCATAACGAATATCGCCCTGGGCTGGTTTGTCTGGTTCAGCGTTCACAACGTCCAAATGACCGTCGCGAACTACCGTCAGTACATTAGCAATTTGTACAAGATTATCATAGACAATCTTATTCAAATTATCATCTGCCGGGATATTCGTAGGGGTATAGCGGGCAAAACGTCTAGCCATTAGCGTTCTGAGACCTCTTCTGCCTCAATTGAATACCCGGTAAGGTTAAAGTTAGTAGCCGTGTTAGTCTCAAAGCGTACAGCTAGGTAGCGACCACGAACGCGACAATCGACCTTATAGTCGGTGCCAATTGTAAACGCTACGGGGGTAGAGAAAGTAACACCCTGATACGGCTCTAGTTCAGCGCCTACGCTGATATAGACAACACCACTACCTTCGCAGCGCGGGAAGATACGATTAACTTTAATTACATTCGAAGTATCTTGCGAGCGAAGACCGAAGCGTTCCAAGTACGCTGTAAAAGCAGTACCGTCAAACGTAAGACTTTTATCGGCTTCGTAGAACTTCGTATCGGAAGTTCCACACATAAGCAGAGAGTCAACCGCAGGGTTATAGGGCTGCGTTGCCCAAACGGCAGTAGAGCCAGCCCAAGTAGAGGACGAAGCTGCCCAAGTGTTAGTCAGCGCCGGGTTTACGACACCTTTGGCAATAAAGTTTACGCTCGGAAGATCTCGGATAGTCCAAGTGTTTTCAGAATAGTTCCAAATGACTGCACGGTTTGGGAACCCGCTGGGAGCGTTGGTGCGTGGGTAACAAATCCAGACTTCGCTACGAATCTTATTATGAGCCAAAAACGTCTTTTCGTAGTACGTCGAGTCAATGTCGCCGAACAAGAACAATTTCATTGTGTCGTCGATCACTGACTTAATGGTATTACCATTGTGGATCAGAACGTCGTTCGTAGACATAAGAACGTGTCTACCGTCTCCGAGGTCCACCACGGCTTGCTGCGAGAACAAGCCAGTACTTTTGAACTTCTCAATTACGTCAAAGGTGAACGAGCCACCCGTATAAGAAAGTGCATGAATACTATCTTCCTTATAAACAATAAGCTCATTGCCCAAAGGAATAGCAGTCAATATATGACCAGGGGTAGCGCCAATGCTTACCTGACCCGCTTCCGAAGCTGTGCTTGCAGTATCCCAGGTATCGGTGCCGTTATCCACAGCACCCTCTGGAATAGCATCACTCCAGCGTAGACTGAACGGATACGCGGTGCTTGAATCGGTCAGATTGAGAGCAACAAGATGGTTCTTAAAGGGCACAATCGCTTTACAACGAAGTGTACTAGGCCACTGCGGCAAGTCGGTAAAGCGAGTACCGGACTGCGTATAGCTCTGCGGAACATCAAGGCCGTTCGTTACAACGAGACAGCCTCCAAGAATACCGCCGTTCCAGTTATTGGTCGTACCAGAAAGCGTCGTATATGAACCACCGACAGAGCGCGTAACGGTACTGTGAGTAGTACCGTCAATTTGGTACAACTGTGTCAGTCCACCGTAAATCCACAGATCAGTGTTGACCCGTCTCCAGCTAATGGCCCAATAGGGCGCAGCACTAGGCGTTCCGAGGACCTGAATATGGCCTAGAATGCCGCCAGCTTTGCGGTTATTAAAACGAATATTGTTACCGTCGCTAAAGAACTGCGGCGGCATTTCATACGGAGACAGGTCTCGGTTAAGCGAAAACGGTGCCTGACCGGCGTTAATGTCCAGAACAGTTTTATTAGCCATTCCCGGTGTCCGTTTCTTCTGTCCAAGTTACCGTTGCCGCTGAAGTAACCGTCGTCCATACATTTGCCGTTGGAAATTCCTCTCCCCACGCAGATGTATTAAATTCTTCTAGCGATATATAGAAACCATCTTCAGTTAGAAGGTTTCCGCCAGCTTCTTGGATTAGATCAAAGTTATCAAAGACCCAGTTTGTCAACGTAGGCATTATGCACCTCTACGGACAAGACCACCCGGATCGCCTGTTACAGTCATGGTCAGAACCGTACCACTATACTTGGCACTTTCTTCTGAGTTCATGACTTCTGCCATTGCTTCATTGTACAAAATTGTAAAACGCTCAAACTGTCCCTGATCGTTCAAAAAGATTGCTCCCTCACGGCAGGAACCGTAGAGATACAAATTGGGAAAGTTATCAAGAATATCGTTGGTCTGGTTCGAATCAGACAGCGGAGTGAGCTTCTGGTAATAATTAACGTCAACCGAATACGCAGCGTCGGGAATGGGAGCGAGCTTCATATAAAGACCAATCGTGCTGTAAGCACGCGGGAAGCCGCTCTGATAGGTACCGTATTCACGGCTCAGTGATTCGGGAGACATATACGAAAGAGCGTAGTTGTTACCAGTGTTGGTATAGGTAACATTACGAAGCTCGATCATGTTTGAAGGTAGATTGTAAAAATCTTGATTAGCCGTAGTCGTTGTGGTCGAGCGAATAAGATTTACGCGCACCTTTAGATCACGGTTGAGCTTATTTTCCGTGAGGGTAATAAAATCAGGAATCTGAGCGGTCAGATCATCGCGGTTCAGATAACTAGCGATGCTGGTCTTTAGACCAGAGTAGGTTGCAAGGCTCATTAAATCCTACCTTTACTGGTACGCAAAAACTGCCATTCGGGATCGTTCAGAAGCTTCTTTACCTTTGGCATATCGTTCTTGTTAAAAACGTCTACGCCGAGTTCCTTCTTCCACTTTTCAATTACAATAAGTGGAATACTGGCAACCTTACGCATATCCTTAAAAGTGCCGTAGCCGTTGGGAGTATCCCCATTAAGCTCTTTCCGATTCATTTCCAGCAGTGGTTCAACGTCCTGCTGACGCTTCTGGATAACCGTATCGGTCGTGTGATCGTAAGAAAGAGCAGTACTGATAGGCGACTTGGCAAACTGTTGGGTCATGCAAAAACTCTTAAAAGAAGAAGTGGGGGAGAGCCCCTATTGAGACCCTCCCCCACCATTAGGCTTTACGAGAGGTCGTAGACCGCGCCGAGCGCCTTCTCGTTCTTAACAACGAGGGTGTACTCGGTGATGATCGCACGCTGCTCACCATCCGCCGTGGACGCAACTTCCTTCTGGAAGAACGGACGCAGGAAGGCCAGACCATAATACTCCGGGTCCAGCAGCCACACGTCGCGGCTACGCTGGAAGCGGTTAGGAACCACCGCCATTTCGCCAAAGTCGCTGACGTACACGTCCATACCACCAATGATGCGCTGATCCGCAACCTGATTGAAGTTCGACACGCCCGAAGCACCGCCCACGCCCACAAAGGACGAGAACGTCTGCTTCTGCGCCGGAGCCATCATCAGGTACTTAATATCAGCGCCGCTGTTATAGGCGGTAAGAATAGCCGCCTTCAGCAAGGTCTCCGTAAAGGTGCGCTGCGTACCATCGGTACGAGCAGTGCCCGCGCCGGGGGTCGAAGCGCCGCTGCCTTCGGAGACGTTGGTCGCAACCCACGCCGGAAGCGAGCCAAGCTTACGCGAAGTCGTATCGGCAGACATGGCGGTCTTCGACTGGTTCGTGCCAACCAGCGTCGTCTCCATGTCACGCTTCAGTTCCTTCGCCGCCTTCGTCATCTGATAGGCAAGTTCCTCGCGACGACCGGCCTTAGAGACCGCGTCCAGGGTGCCCGTGACCATCTTGGTGTTCAAGCTGATCTGACAGATGTTACCAAGGCGGGTGGTAGCCGTCGCGGCAGCAGCCGTAAGCGTCTCACCTTCCTGGTGGTAGTTAGTCGTCGAGGCCGAAGCAAGCGCATCGGTCTGCCATTCGTGATTGACAGCGATAGCGTCGGTACGATTACCCATGTTCATGAACGGGGTATCGGTCGGCGAAATGTCGTAAATCACGTTCTCAAGATCTTCGCGCAGACCACGCGCAGAATAGGTCGTATAAATATTAGTAGGCTGTGCCATAGTTGTTACCTCTTAGGTTTAGGGTTATTAAGAATATCCATCATTACACGAGTAGCATCACGCATATTTCCAGTCTTTGCTAGCTGTTCACGCCGTTGCTGGACAACCTTCCGATCACGTCCTTCCTTGCTTTCGGGGATTCCAGCCTTCACCACTTTGGGAACAGTCTTGATCTTCTTATCAGGAACCGATTTAGCCGCCTTATCTTGCTGCATGGCTTTATGCAGGACTAGAACAACGCGGTGGTCCGTGATGGAATCAATGTCCTGGTCCGTAAAGCCCAGACCAATGGCATAATTTCGAAGATCGTTCTTAAGGTTAGAGTTAGGAGACACAAATTCAGGCAACGCGGTAGCCAGCTTCTGAGCTTCTTCCTGAACCTTCTGAGTTACAATATTCTGAAACTCCTGCCGGTTCTTCTGCATCACTCGCTGACGCTCGGCCTGCAATTGCGTGAACTTCTCACGCGCTTCCTGGTACTCCAGCTTCTTTTCCATATATTGCATTGGGTCGTTCTCCTTAAGAGAATTCCAATCAATATTGGCGTACTTCTGAAGTTCCGAGGACTGTGCCTGTCCAAAACTTTCTAGAGCCTTTCCGTACTTTTCCCGCTCCTGCTGAACGGCGCTTAGATTGGCTTCATAAGCCTTTCGCAGTTCTGCCAAAGACTGAGACTTGCGGGTATAATCTGCCTGACGCTGATAGCCGTTACGAAGCTCGTCGAGAGATACTTCGAACTCGTTCCCGTCAACCTTGACGCGATACTTGGACGAAGGCTCCGTTAGAACCTCTTCAGCTTCAGTGTCGCCAGTTTCAGTAGTATTTTCACCGTCTTCTTCCGAAGCGTACTCCACTGACTGTGTCTCAGTGGAATCGTCAGTCGAAGAACTATCGTAAGACAAAGAATCCTCAGTTTCAGTACCATTGGTCTCAAGGTCTTCCGAATATTGTGCGGTGGTACGCTTTGCCTGACGATCTTCCTGGTTGGTTGAGGAAGCATCCTCACTCCCGAACATAACGTCAAACATACTAAGCTTTGCAGTATCGACTTCCTTGGTAGGATTGGTCTTGCTCTGGCTTTCCATTACTTTTCCTATTTGTTTACAATCTTGTTATCATCAATAAACGCTCGTAGGTTTTCTACAATTGCCTTAAGAGCGTTAATCTGTGCCCAATATCCGTCACGGGCCACAGGGCCTTCCGAACAGTTCTTCCATTCTGTAATCAAAGTTGTTTCAATGTTGCTAACAGCTTCCTTGAAAACTTCGTTATTCAGAATAGAAGATGCTTGTGCTGCTTTTTCTCTAATGTCCATAAAAGGTCCTAGAGATCTTAATGTTAGCAGCGATTGCCCTTAGCCGAGCCCTTCGGGACCGAACGATTACCCGGCTTCTTCTTCGTATCATACTTCTTCATAATGAGCTTCCTTGTTAAAAGATGCGACTTAATTGTCACACCTAGGTCTTAATAATAAAGTTAATTGGCTGATATTTCAAGATCGCTGATCCACTCGCAGCACTATTATTACCAGCGGTGCCCAAAACAAATGAGCTACCTACACCGACCGGGAAGTAGGTACGGAAATCGGGGACGTTAAAATTACCGCCTGAGCCGCCAAAGACTACGCCAATGACACCATAGAGGGTGGCGTAGGTCGTGGTGCTATAGGAAGTACCGTCGCACAGGAGCCAGTCGTTGAGGCCAGAGATTGTCTGCGTCGTAGGAGCCGAAGTCGAGGCCCACATAACAACGGTGCCCGGTTCAAAGCCCAGCTTATTGAACTGCGTGGCCGTGGGGCGAACAGCGGAGGCACCGAGGTTAGGAAACTGCGTCTGAAGAACACTCTTGATTAGACGAATATGGTCGTCGCCCTCAGAGATATTATCACCGCTGGTGGGGTAGGTCGGAGAGAACTGGCTAATATATGAAGCGGTTTCTACGGTCATTGTATATCTTCCTAGCTATGTCTTTTACCACTTAACCTTATCGGCCCAATAGGCGGCAGACATTTTACCTTTAGCAATGTTCTTGGCGTGGCGTGCCTTGAACGAGCGTTGCCGTGCTTTCTGTGCCTCTGTCTTCGGATGCGCTCCGGCACCCTGAACACCCTGCTGACCAAAGCGGATTAGTTTAACTTCTCCGTCTTTACGCGCCAAAACGGCGTGACTTTTCTTAGAGTGCGAGGGAGTTTTCTTGGGCTTATTATAACCAGAAAAACGCTCACCGCGATAGTTAATCATTTTTCTTGCCTTTATTAAAAGCAGAGGTATTTGCAATAAACTTTTGTACGGTTTCACTTTCGTAAATACGAATTACCGACCATACAATAGAGAACACAGCAGCAATTGCAGGGAGCCATTGGAGCAAAGTTGCACCTACTACTGTAAGCGAAAGAATATCTCCCGCAGTCTTTGCGTGTTCGTCCATATTAAACACCCACCGGCTTCTTGTATTTGCCCTGGGTAACAATACAGATTGCACCCATTCCAGGCATTTCCATCGTGATTACAAATTGACCATAAGGGTCTTCGTAAAGCGTAAAGCGTTCACCGCCTCCAGCCTCACCGACGCGCTCAGCCTTAAACCCGGTTGATTCAAGGCCAGACAAAAGTTGCCGAGTGTTGTAGCAATCAAAGCTACCGTTAATCGAACCAATCGGGCTAAGCGTAACAGCAGCCGCAGCGGCCACTCCAGTGAGCGCGTTGATAGCCATTGGGTTACTCCACCTTGGGTTCCTTCAGTTTCGCAATCTCAGCGTCTCGCTTCTCCACCTCGCCGCGAAGCACAAGGCAACGCTGCTGGAAGAACGCGAGTTGTTCCTGAAGTTCAACGATAGAAAGAAGTGGCTTGTCGGTGTTGGTCATTTGCGTTTACTGGCTCCCTGCCATTGCAGCCTGTTCTCGTAGCGTTTGTTCCAAATGCTGTTTTTCTTCAGCGGTCCACTCAGAAAGTGATTTTTGTTCGTGATCGGGGAAAACGTGTTCCCCAACATAGATTGGCAACCCTTCAATTTCGATTTTAAATCTCGCCTTTGTGACGAGCCCGTATTCATTTTGGGCGAATTGAATCATTTAAACTCTCCATTACTGATAGGTAAGTGTGCCGCCAACGGCGACGGTGTAAGTTCCAGACGCCATGGCTAAACGGAGAACGCCGCTATTTACCGAATATGTGCGAGCGGCGGGAGTGCCACCTACAGTTCCGCTGCTGAGTGCAACCGCGCCGTTTGCATGGAAAAATACGCAATCAGCAAACTTATTGCCTGCCTGTTCGCCGCGCACCGTAACAATGCCAACCGCATCAGTGCTAATTACGTCAAGGATTGCCGCAACCGTGCTGATTGCCGGGTTCCATTGGCCAACTTGGGTGGTGAAGTTTGCCCTACTCGACACAGTGAGCGACACAGAAGTGGCTCTTGCGCTGTTGCCAACGCTTGGGTTGACGGTAATGGTTTTTGCGAAAGTTGAAGTCTGGTCGCTATTCAGCGTGAGGGCCAGCGTGCCAGCGCCTGAATAAAATTCAAGCGACGATCCCGCGTGCGCGATTGTTCCAATCCTCAGGGTATTAATGGATTTCAACCACTGAAGGTAAGCAGCGGTGCTGCTGGCTGGGTTGCCAAAATAAATCTGTCCGTTGTTTGCGTCCGGGCAAAGAATAGACAATCCAGCTTGACTGCTATTCTCCAAAATCAATTCATCACCACTTACGCTTGCGGTTACAGCCCCCGCGCTCCCGCCCATTACATGCAGAACACCATCAGATTGCGAAGTAACGCCAGCAGAGTAAACAGTCACACCGGCACCGCCCGTGATCTTAAGGCTTGCCGTACTTGCGCCCGCGTCTCCACCCTGGAGAAGTAGATTTTTTCCGCCTTGCCCGGTACGCATCGTAAAGAGACTGTTGGTGTAGTCGGCTTCGATTACCGCCCAAGCGGCATTGGTTGGGTTGGGGAAGGTTAGATAGCCAACATTAGCTGCGGGGCTAATAACGGAAATACCGCAGTCGCCACTATTCTCAACTACAAAGTCATTGGCAAATGAGGGAGCGGTAATCGTCCCCGCGCTTCCACTCATCACATGCAACGGACTATCGTGCTGCGGCGTGACGCCGGAGGCATAACAGGTCAGGCCGGTGGTGTTCCATTCACCGCGATAGCCTTCATCCTCAACACCAAACTTCAGATATCCACCAGTAGTGCGAGTGGATAACGCAAGAAGTTTTGACGTGTAATTCCATTGAACCATCGCAGCGAGATTGTCGCTGGCATTGCCAAAGAAGATATTGCAGTCGTTGGCGTCAGCATTGAGAATTGAAATACCACCAGCGGCGTTACCCGGACCCTCGACAATCAATTCGTCTGCCGCAGTGGACGCAGTAACGGCCCCCGCGCTGCCCGACATTACATGAAGCGGGCCATCGTGCTGCGGAGTTACGCCGTTCGCGTAGACCGTCAGGCCGCTCGTGTTCCACTGGCCATCGACGCCAAGGTTGGTGTCAATGTTTAGACCGGCAAAGGTCGGGCTATCACCGGTGCCAACGCCAAGCGCGGTGGCTGCGGTAGAGGATGACGTTGCGCCTGTGCCACCGTTAGCAATAGCCAGCGTGCCAGCAAGGGTTACAGCGCCGGTCGTAGCGGTGGACGGGGTAAATCCGGTGGTGCCAGCGGAGAACGAAGTCACGCCAGAAGAAGCCGGTGCCGAGCTAGACCAAGTGGTACCATTGCTGGTCAGTACGTTACCACTAGTACCAGGAGCAACAAATTGAACCGCGCTTGAACCGTTACCGAGGATAACATTGTTAGAAGTAAGCGTAGTTGCGCCGGTACCGCCCTGCGGAACAGAAAGCGGAGTAGTCAGCCCGGTCAATGAAGTAATATCGCTATTAGCCCCGCTGGCAGCAGCGCCAAGATTGGTACGCGCTGCGGCAGCATTACTAGCACCCGTACCACCGTCTGCTACCGCAAGATCTGTAATACCTGAAATAGAACCGCCAGTGATAGAGACATTACTAGCGTCCTGTGTAGCAATAGTGCCAAGGCCCAAGTTGGTTCTGGCAACAGAGGCGCTTGCCAAGTCGGACAAATTATTGGCACGATAGGCATAGGTAGTATCAGAACCGGTAGCCGTTACGCCCAGATTAGTCCGCGCTGTTGCAGCGTTAGCCAAGTCAGACAAGTTATTAGCACGGTAGGCATATGTCGTATCTGAACCAGACGCAGTAACGCCCAAATTGGTCCGCGCATCAGCAGCGGTGGAAGCTCCGGTACCACCGTCAGCGATAGCAAGGTCCGTGATACCGGAGATAGCACCGCCGGTAATGCTAACGCTGTTAGAGTTCTGCGTGGCAATGGTGCCGAGACCCAGGTTGGTACGCGCAACCGACGCGGTAGTAGCCGCCGTACCACCGTTGGCAATAGGAAGCGGGTCTGTAATCTGAATAGTTACGTCGCCGTTTGGCGCATCGACGCTAAGCGGAGCAACGGCGGTAAGCGACTCAACACCGGCAACGGTGGCTCGAAATGTAGACGCGGCAACCTTCTTCGTCGTGGAGTCACTAACGTCCACCATGACGATAAGATCATCGTCAGCAAGCTGTGCTGCCGTAAATTCTGTAAGTTCGCTGATCTTTTTATTAGAAGGCATTTAGTTACCCTACAAGCCAATCAATGAAAAGAGTTGCCCCACCGGCTGAAATAACTACAGCAATTTTGTCCCCGTCTGTGCCATCTACCGTCGTACTAGGAGAAACAGTATAAAAAAACTGCTGATTTTCGTGAAGATACGACGAAGTACCGTCAGTCGTTGCCGTGGGATTTCTTGAAATTTTCACATATGCCAGAGGCGCACCAACAGTTCCGTGGACCTGAACTCTAGCAACATTGCAACCAAATGGAGCAGCGGAAGACTGTGCGCTGGTCGTCGATGCGCTTACGCTTTCGCTGCTAAGAACTCGATAGGCATATACGTTTTGACGGGCCATGTTATCCTCCCCATTGCTCAGCTTCGGCAGCTTGAGCAAGGTCTTCAGACCACGAAGCTACGTCTTCGCCCGGAGACCAAGTAAGTT